GCTGCTGTTTTCCATGCCCTGGGTCATCAAAACCGTGCTGGGCGTCGTCGTGGTGCTTTTAGGGCTGGAGATGGCCACCCGCTCCCTGCGGCCGGTGAAGCCGGACCGGAAGGACCGGCCCTGGCTGCGGCTGGCGGTGTCCGCGTTCTCCGGCGTGTGCGCGGGCCTCTTCGGCATCAACATGTTCATCGTGGCCTACCTCCAGCGAACAGCCAGAGATTACAGCGAGTTCAAGGGCAGCATGTGCTTTCTCTTCTTTGGGGAGAATGCGGTGCGGGTAGTGACTTATCTAGTCACCGACCTGTTCACCGGCCCGGTGCTGCTGTTCGCCCTGGCGTCTGTTCCCGCGGCGGTGCTGGCCATGGGCCTGGCGGCGTGGCTGGGGCCCCGGCTGGAAGAGGAAAAGCTCCAAAAGGGCGCCATCGTCCTCTTCCTCCTGGGCGGCGTCAGCATCATCGTGAAGTCCGTGGTATTCCATACATAAGCTCGTGAAAATACATTCCCCATGCAGCTGTTTCCGGAAATGCCTGCTTCTGCGCTTCGCTAATCCTCCTGCTTGCAGTCTCCAGTTCCAGTCCAATAACCTCGTATATCCATTTTCCGACATACGATTTATCGTACCAGCCTCTTGTCACATACGTCAGGAGCCTCTGAGCAACCTCATTCGTAGGAAAATGTTCCAGATCAACATTGTCTATATGCATCTCTATCCCTCCGTAAAATTAAGCTCCGTCGCAGTTGTGATCGGATAATAGTCTGCCGCAACCGATATATTGTTCGTATTTTCATTTATACGAAAATCTGAGAAATCAATTACTCCGGCTGTGTTAGACAACAATGCAGATGCAACCGTATACCGGATTTCTTCACTGTCCTTAGCTTCCCTGTAGTAGGTCTTTAATGCTGTCAGGAATGCTTCCTTTACATTATCGATACTGTAATTGCTTTCCAGTTCAAGCACTGCACTGTAGGATATGGTCATATCCTTCACTGTAGATATCGTCACGGATGCTCCAATTGGAGCCAGACGCTTCATTCTGTCCTTCGGAGATACAATATAGTCTTCAACCGCCTGCAATGTTTCTTCTCCGACTGCACTTCCGTCCGGATCCGCAACAACAACCTTAACAGTTCCAGGCCCTTTCCATTCAGCTTCCACGACAGCAGAACCAACACCGGACACCTCTTTCGCCCAACGGACATAATCTGCGTCACATCCTACAAAGGAAACCTCTGCGGAGCGAAGCTTTTCAAGGATTCTTTCTCGGTATGTGTCGTCGTCCTCTTCGTCTGTGCCACCCCTGATAGGATTCTCATTCGTCACAGAAGTAACATTCTTGTTTGGCTGTTTCTGCAATGTCACAGTATTTCTTGTCACATTATAAGAAGCTCCTGCGAGAACAGACGCAACAGCTATGTCAACCGTTCCCTGTTCTGGGATAGTTACCTCCTCAGTCGTCGCAAATTCAACAGATGTCGAATCTGTTGTACCTTCGGTACAAAATACCGTCCCTTCCTCGATAATCGTTCCAGCGGTGCCTACGACGGTCACATGACCGGATGCTCTGCTCGCCTGCTTTCGTGTAACCTTTGCAGATACTCCATGCAGATCAAGCCATTCACCCCAGGCCCACATTGGAAACATAAGCATCAATGTTCGGGTAAGGTTGTACTGTATCAGTCTGGAGATCTCGATTGCAGTCGGCATGGTAAAATCATACGGAAAGTCTGCCGGCATATCAGATATATCAACTGGCAGATTATTCATCATCCGGGACTGGATTGTATCAGGATCGCTGTTATCTATAAATTCTGGAGTTACAAATTCTTCTGCCAAATTCTCATCTCCTTTTCAATGTTACTTCTAAATCGAATTTTTCCCAGTGTATTGCGTACACTGTAAATTTCACATGGACCACAGATGGTTCCCATTCAAATTCAAAATCCTCTACGGATTCAGTCCTTGGATTTACCATCAGAGCCTCTTCTATGGTACGTTCAATCGCCAGTTCCACAGCTGTATCATCTTCTTCCTTCATGGCATCTTCCATCTCTGCACCGATATCATCATCGTATCCGAGACAGCTATACCTTTCTGTAGCAACTGCCTTTACGCACCATGTCTTATATGCTTCGAGCCCTTCGCTTTTAAGCATGCAAAAAGGAGATTCGCAAACGAAATCTCCTTTCTCTAAGTCCCATGCCACAGATGGCTTGTACTCTGCGTCATATTCTTCATTTTCTTCCTCATATTCCGGTATATCCACCACCGGATATAAGTTGTTTTCTGACATATATGTCCTCCTATACAGGTCTGGTTATTATATCAATCACAACAGCGGTATCCTGCACCCAAGCGATCAACACTCTATCTCCTGCCTGTAACTGCCGCATTGATTCCGGAAGATATGCTTTCCCAGAATGCTCAGTCTGCACATCGCAGAATGCATCTCCCGTCTTTCCAAGGGTAAGCTGTCTGCACACCCTGTAATCCTCCTTTGGAATCGCAATCGGAAAAGTGTTCGAGAGTAGGCTACCATCTGCCTGAATTTCTGCAAAATCAAGGCATAGGGGTTTATCTGCGTGCTGTTTCATTCTACTATCAAGAGCTGCTGCCAGTCTCGACACTCCATCATTACTATCAAATGCCATCCTCTACCTCCCGTTAATCGAATGTTCCTTCATCTACCCATCCACATAGGTGTGTTTCGCTCCAATCAAGACCTTCCAGACACCAAGGATGTGCGCTGCCCGGATTACTATGCGTGATCTTTGCTTTTCCTGCTGCAACTTGGTAGCCAGATGACGCATCCGAAGAAACATAATGTGTACCGCCATGGAAATTGACTGTATCGCCAACACTAAAATTTCCAGTCTTTTTCTTGTTTCCAGAACTGGAAGAAGATGAAGATTTCAAATTGATTAACCCGGATGATATTGTCATTTCCATCTTATCGCAGTCATGAGTTATTGCTTTTACCCAGTAATAACCGGATCCCGTCGACATTTTTATATGAACAATGTCGCCTTTCCGGATAACTGGCATATCAACAGTAACCACCTTGATTTCCTCTTTCGGTTTTCCATCATCTTCAAGAGTCTCTTTTGCTGTCTTTTTTGCTTCATCCAAGCTATCGTCTTTGGCTCTTGTAATGATCTTCTGCCGGATACCGTATTTCGTCTGTCCATCAACTGTAGCTTCTACTGGTCTGCGCTTATCATCATCTGCCTCTCCAAGAATTTTCACCCTCGTGACCATTCCCGAAGTGCTTATTTTATGAGAAACGCTTATCATGTTCTCGGTCTCACCGAAATGATAGATATTGCTGTTACTGCCAATTCCCAGAATCTGCGCCTTGCCCTTTACGGAACGAATAACGGAATATCCGCCGCCTTTCTTTTTCGCCTCATCCAAGATGTCCTTAACCAGTGTGCCAAGTTTCTTTTTATCTTCCTTTATCACGCCATGAGTTACGTTTGGACCGGTGTATTTGTTTATTGTTATACCCCACTTTTCGAAAAAATCCTGTATAACCTGCTTTGTCCGGGCACCACTTGAATAATATACGCAGTCCTCGGACTCCTGCAGATCATACAGCTGGCTGCTCAATTTAGCAGATGGATTCCACTCTACAATCCGGCCACGCATGGCTTCATGTGCAGTTCCTGTCTTGTATCGGTAATACAGGTACAGATAACATCCAGGTTTCGTCAAGCTGGAGAGTCTGCCCTTTGTGGTCTTATCGTTCTTCACCGTACACGACAGCTTCGCCGCAAGCTCATTTTCCAGTTCTTCCCAGCCCAGATCTTCAACAAAATTTGTTATGTCGTATTTCTTCTTTTTCTCGGTCACAAGTACCAGATAATAAGAATATTTAAGTGGGTCAACCATCTAACCTCCTTTACGGTATCGTAAGGATAGTTCCAGGGAATATCCAATCCCCTTGGTCGCTATCCTTATGCCCGTATTTTTTCGCAGCCTTTTCTATCGCTGTCTTATTTGCATCATAAATCTTTTTCCAATCTGCTCCTGATCCGTAAAATTTCTTTGCGATATTCCACAGGCAGTCACCCTTTTTCACTGTGTATGTCTGTGCCGCCGGAGTGTTATCCACCCTTGTGGACGACTGCGAAACTCTCGCCTTTTGTGTTGTGATATTCACCTTGATCTGACGCATGGTGATTTCTCTGTACTCCTTGAAGGTAATGTCAAACTGCACCGTTCCAGGATCACCGCCAACCTCGGAGGTTTTGAATTTCTCAATGGTGGCATACATGGATATTCCCATGCCTCCTGTAAGAGTAAGCCTCACTGGCTTCTTGGTGTTCTTCATTGCCAGAATCTGTGCTACTGCTGTGTTCGGATCCGGAATATTCCGGTAATTGCATCCGCTAAAATAAGTCTTCGGAAAAAAGCTCGAAAAGCTAATGTTCGCAGCTGCACTGTCCTGTATGATCGTACACTCACCAACTC